GGCAAGTTGGATGTGGAAGCCGATGTGGTGTTAGAAGTTGTGCAAAATGACGCAGAGGGTGACCGTATGTTGGTGCCTGTCAAATGGCGTACACTCGACACCTTGCCGGAAGGCGTGGCTTTCACGGAGCTGTAAGTATGGATATGCGGCCAGTCAGGTTATACTTACTGACGGCACTTCACGATCATTTGATGCGTCTCGGTGAGGCGCGTCATATCGCGAAGATAGCGTATCTGATGATTGCGCGAGAAATCGCGCGGTCTGACTTACGTTCCCGTCACAAGTGGTTGTTAACGGACGTGTGTGAACGTTTGAAAGCATGCGTCTATTCCGATGAACTCAGCCGTGCCGTATCATACGTCTGGGTCTACGACGATGTTCGGGATGAATCTTTTATCGACAATTCAGCACGGGTAGTCAAGTTAATCGAACGGGTGACGAACGATTACTACGCGACCACCGGTGGCCTGACGACCGAGGTCAATATCCAAAGTACCATCTTGGATTCGCTTCGTGAGACGGCCAGTCATCTCGACGCCCCCATTCTTTTTTCTACCGATTACGACCTGTTGCGTTTCCGTATCTGGTTTACCGGGGAAATGGATGATGTCGATATGCATGAGTTGTGGTGCCATGGTGTGCGCAGTATGGGTGAATGGGAAGCGCTGGTTACTACCTACCCATCCAATAAGTACCTGTGGCGACAAGATCACGAACCGATTATTCCAGAACGTCTGTTTGACGAAGGCTACGACATCGAGGCGTTTTGGAAGAACATCTCGATTCTCAGTTTGGATAAGCTCTATGTGATGGCGAAGGAGCGTCTGTGTTCCGAGGATGAAGACCGATGCGAACTGTACACAGCTACGCACTGATGATGTTCCAAACATGGTGGCCGAAACTCACGGAAAGTATTGTTGGGGTGTCGGGGTGGGAATACGTGCTCGTGACCTCGTACCTGATAGAGTGTGCGAAGAACGGCCATATCCTGCCCAGCGAACGACGCCAAGCGATGCTCATGGAGAAGTTGGATTCCATGTATCCCGCAGCCATGTTCCAACACCGCAAGCATCTGTTCCATGCAGCGCTTGTTGAGTTGGGTGATGAACGCTCTGCCATCATCGTGAAGAAAATACGCGATGAGATGGTTAATGTGTCACGCGAACTTAATCTGGTTTGGGTCGGTGTGTCTTACACGCCGTTAGATGTTGTTCGTTGTCGCTACCAAGTTAATTTCGCAGCCATATCCAGAGGTGTTGCATGAAAGTATTATTAGACTTCTCGTTAACCGAATCACGAGCAAAACTCGATGCGGTTCTATTAGCGATGAAGAAGTCGTTGGAGTTTGAAGTCCACAATGCGCTCGCGGAATACGAGCGGTCGCTAAAAGTGGAAACGGGCGATACTTATTGTCTGGTCGATGCCGAGGGGATTGTTAATGCCACGGTGGCCGCGATGATCGACAAAGTCCGTAATGTGCTCAGTACCCCGATACCTGTTATGGTGGCGCACTGGGACGATGGGGCCGATGTGCTTGACCTGATACGCGATGCCTTTGAAAAGGGCGCAGCGAACATGGAAAGTATGGCGCTGGGTGATGCTACCGAAGTGTACGTGACTGTCCCCATGAAAGAGGGCGGGAACAACTTTGAGATGGTGTCACTGCACGATGTGCTGAACACGGCCAATTCACAAGCAATCGATAAGATATTGAATGACGCGTGTTTCAAAGTACGCGACATCTGTATCAAAGAGATTGTCTACATTCAGGAAAAACTCTTAAAGGGAGCTGCCTGGTGAAACTCCACATTAACCTGACCCCCAGTAATTTCGAAAAGCACTGGCCAGAAATGATGATGCAAATCCGTGAGTCGATGGACGCGTTTATGCACGAGTTTACTGGCTTGGCGGTAGAAGACAACAAGCTTCTTACCTTGCCGCTCTGGTCAGTCATGTTTGATCCGATATCACGACTGTCCAACTCCATGCTGACGTTTGAATTCGACAAAACCGACATTGAAGACAAGCGTATCGAGAAGAACATCGAGATTATCACACTCGATACCAAACTCGACAGTGTGCTGGAAGACATTCGTGATGCGGTGAACTATGAGCTGAATGAGTTCAAGAGCGCCACCACTCCGAACGTTGCGCTCGATGAGTGGTTAAAAGCGATGACCGACGAAACCCGTGGCACGTTGCGGGATGAGTTGGTCGCGTTAGTTCATCGCCACATCTCCACCTTGCTCGATATTCTGTTCGCACAACTGACGGCTGAAATCATCGAAATCTCGTTCCGCTTTCGTCCGCGGCCGGTAATGGTTGCAACCGATGGTGGTAAGCAGATGGTAGGTCGGATTTCAGATATGATTCAGGATATCCCTGACGAACCGGCTTAATCATGAACGTGTATTTCGATTACGACGATTCGCATATCCGACAGATGTGGGTTGATGCGTTCGACAGTATCCGTATCGATTTGCAAGAGTACCTGCGAAATCAAATGCTTGAGTGTTCGCACACGGAATCGGTTTTTCTGGCACAAACGTTATTGCAGTCTACTTATCAGGTGTTCTACAGACAACACGATGCGGTGTTTCGTGCAGTTATCGAGAAGGGGGACTTAGATGCGCCAGAGTATACCTTCGAGCTTGATGATGAAGCGTACCGAAAACTTATCAACCAGTCCATCGAAGAATCGGTAGCGGAAACGAAAAAGGCGTGGAACAACAGGACGTTGCCAGTGTTATTCGACCGGGATACCGTTTGCCAAAAAATTGAAGCTATCCTTTTTGAACACCTGGATGAGTTTGTCATGGAGTTGATTGGGTACATGGAAGTCTTTGTCAATGAACAGATAGAGCTACGTCGAAAGAAATAAAAAGCCTACCTACTCCCGAAGGAGTAGGTAGCTTTATTTTTTTTTATTTTGAATTGGCCTTTAAGGCTTTCAGTCTATCCCCGGTCTGGCTTAATGCTTGAATCAGCTCGTTGTTCTGTTTCATGAACAGACCAAACAGCTCAACCCAATCAGATGCCATATCCAGCATCTTGACGATTTCAGCGGCACACTGTGGGTGTACCGGCGTTTCGGCTAATTCATCGGTGCTGGCACCAATGCTTACGATCAGTTTATCGATGTTACGCTTGAGCTTTTCAGTGACTTCTTTGCTCAACGCTTTGCTGCGGTTGAACGCTACATCAATCTCACCGGCGTTGTGGAAGACCTTCTCAATCGGACGTTGGTCGACCGACGTGGTGGTGTAAGACGCGGCCAATTTCTTGACGAGGTCTTTCGGGTCCACGTTTTTGAGTGGGTACTTCAAATCTTTGAAGCGGAAACCGACAGGTACGGTCAACATTCCTTTGTCGTGTGTGAACGCGGCCAGTTGCCGATTCACCGGTTCCAGCACACCATCAATCAGATTGTCCAGTACAGACCAAACCGATTCCAGACGTTGGATGTGGTCAATCATGTATACGTTCAGACCCGGTGGTACGGTGACGAGCATTCCAGAGAAATGCAGGAATTTCTCTTGCTGCATCCATTTGGACATTGCCGACATGTCATCGTAGTTTGCCGGTTTGATTTCTTGTTCGCTTCCATTAAACGTTTTAGGAAGCACAGCCGACACTTTCGAGGCAAAAGTAGAAAGCGCGGCAATCGGGTTCAGGTTCATTTTCACCTCGGTGGAAGGGTAGGCTACATACTAAGTCTTTTTACGGTTAAGCCCTGTGTTATGTAGACGACTAACCCCTGAGGAATTGAAGATGCAAATCAAAATGTTCACGCGTGCCCTGTCCGCGAAATTCGAACCTGAAATCTATTTCACCCCGCTGCGTAAGGATAATGAAGGCAATCGTGTTGTGGTTGGTCGTATCCTGAAATCTGAAACGTTGACTGATGGTAAGCGTCAGCTGACGATTGAAATTGATGATCGTAACAAAAACCGTTTCAAAGACATCGGCGAAGAAGCCTGGGTTGAACAGTATTTCGAACTGAATAATAAGCGTCGTCTGATGCTGCCTACCAAAAAACGCGCTTAACGGAGTTACGACATGGCAGGTCCAGCAAAACAAGTTATGGGTGAAGTGATTCGCCCACGCTTTAACGTCTACACCATTATGGATCATGCGCTCGGTACGTATGTGAAAGGTGAAGACGGCATGTACTACCTGAACGGTGGTTTTGCCCACATCATGGGCTTTGCGGGTCGTGGTAACACCTTCAAGTCGACGCTGATGGATTTCTGTATCTTCCAGATGATGATACGTTATCGGGCAGCATGGGGATCGAAATTCGATACCGAGGTTTCCGCTGCACTCGATCGTTTAGAGCAGGGTTATCTCTCTGCACAGAATGCCAACGGTATCCACGACGGTTCTTCTGTTCTGAGTCTCATCGAAGAAGAACGTTACAACCTTGTGGGTTCTGACGTCATGCCGGGTGAAGAGTATTACGCCTCGTACATCCGTGATGAAGTAGAAGGTCGTTTCAAAGCGTATATGGGCGGCAAGGGCGTGCGTGAGACACCATTCCCTGACCCAGTACGTAAACGCAATAAGACCATGAATGACCCGTGGTATTATTCTATCGACTCCCTGTCCGAGTGGCACTCGTCTAAAATCGAAGACAAGCACTCTGAAACCAAAGTCGGTGACTCCGAACAGAACGCCCTGAACATGCGTGACTCTTTGGAGAAATCCAACATGATGTCTCGCTGGCCATCAGCACTGGCCCGTGGTGGTTTCTTCCTGGCCTTCGTTGCACAGCTTGCCGACGATTCCGGTAAAGCAATGTCACAAGGTGGTAAAGGTGCGAAACCGGCAAATGCCAAGCTGCTCGATGATGCAGGCGATGATCTGAAATTCGCCGGTATCCCACGTCGTCAGATTTCCTTCCTGACTAACTCCCTGCTGGTAGCCACCAAATCGGGTGAGTTAAAGCACGAAGGTAGTTACGACGCGAAGACCGGTGTCAACGAAGAGTTGTACCCAACCAAACGTTCGAAGGCGATGAACGCCTCGGTGAACGACCTGAAAGAAATCGTCTTCACGCAGTATCGCGCGAAGGGTGGCCATACCGGTGTGAAATTCCGTATGGTGTTCTCTCAGGAGATGGGTCTGCTGTATCACCTCTCTTTATGGCATTACCTCGATAAGGTACTGAAAACCGAATACGGTTACACCAGTGCTGGTTCCGGTGGCGCTATCAAAGAGCTGGCGATTCTGCCGGGTCTCAAATTCGGCCGTACCACCATTCGTGACCTTTGCGATGAGAATGTTCGTCTGCGTCGTGCGCTGGAAATTACTGCCGCATTGGCATACATGCAGAACAACTACCATCGGCTGGAAATGAAGTACCATATCTCTCCTCAGGAATTGTATGAGAAGATCAACGAGAAGTGGGACTGGGACGAGATTCTGGATAACACCGTTGAGTATTGGATGTTCAAAGACCAGGAAGTCAAAGGTGGTAAACGCACACTGACAGCGATGTCTCTGCTGGCAATGGCGGTGGATGGTCTGGAACCGAAGTTCTTAACCAAGAAAAAGTAATCTGTTGTGGCGGGGAAACCCGCCACTTGAGGAGCAACCCATGCGTTATCAAAATGATATTGTCGAGCGGTTGCGTCAAGGTATTGCAGCAGTAAATCGTGAGGTGAGTGATCAGCTGGTTAATGAGCTGAGTAAACCCCACCACAACCTCAGCGATTTTGCACAGTGTACGAATCAATTCTACACCAAACTGCTCGGTACTAACGGCGCTAACCAACACGCGTTCAGTATTCCTGAGAATACGGACGCCATCCCGTTCTGGATTGAAGATCTGGAATCTGCTGTTCTTCCTGTCCTGCGTGTCGCGGGGGCAATGCAATGAAATTAGATCCTGCACGCCGTAAGAAGGCCGAAGCGTTTATCTATCAGCTGTTAACACTCATCGACCCGTCAGGGATTAACACCGAAGCCGCAAAAGCGTCGATTCCGGGGTTGAGCGACGAAGACTTTAACAAGCTACGCCACGGCATTCCGATTTATAACCCGGCGGGCAGTAAGGTGCAAATCGACCACATGCGTAACGTCGAAATCTGTCGTGCGTTGGGGTTAGAGTTGTGCCAGCGTCTGTACTTTACGGAACCGAAGACGGGCTTAGTGCACCGAACTCGTTGGCCGCATATTGTCGTACCCCTTCCGGTACGCAGACAGACGCAGATGCGAGAAAAGAAGATTGCTGTTGCGAAGAACGACCGTGTTCGCGACAAACTCTCTGGCCAAGTGGTCGGTCCATCCAAAGCGTCCGGGGTATCGTTCCCTGAGTCGTACATTATGTTCTCGGATGGTCTGGACAACAGCTTGGAAGAGTTCTTGCATGCGCGTGGAGGTAATGAAGCACTGCAACGTGCGTTCTACCAATCCATCCGACAAACTGGCCAAGGCCGTATCAAGATACCCGGTGCCGAACGCACCTCCAGTAAAGCCACTCGTACGTGGAGTGCCTATTACAAAGCCATGGGTATCGGTAACAACATAGGTTCCCCGCAATGAGAACAGGACGTCGCTATCTGGTAGATATAGATACACTTTTCGACACCCGCTTAGGTTGGGCGAAGGTCATTGCACCTGAGGCGTTAGAGAAGCTCGAGTTAGATGCTTTTCGTAAGCGCCACACCGATATCTGGGCAGAAGCGATTGGTATCCAAAAATGGTCTGAACAACTCAAACAACGTGACAAGCGCGCGTTGTTCATGTCAGACCCGACAGAGTTTCTGTTGGGTTTGAAGAATCAGGTGCTCGTTGACTTGACCACATTAGTAATGTCGTCGCCTATTGACCGACCGACCATTACGATTAACATGTGGCCTTACACCGACCTCACGGCTGAACAGTCGGATACGTTCTTGCAGAACTTCCGTCAGCTGTACAACGAGGTTAAGGTGGACATGGTCTATATCGATCACAAAGATCTCTCACCCGGTCGTCTCGACAGCATATGGGACGTCTGGTACATGTTCGACTGGTTTAATTGGGTCACTGTCCATGCGGGAAATTTTGCGAAAAAAATACCCCAGTTTAAAATCCACCCGCCAGCGTTGCTGACGGACGGACTTACGACTGAGGCGATTGAAGCGATAGAGCGCGATGGGGTTAATCCGTTCAGCGCACTGACACGGTTCATGGAAGAACTGGTCACTATCGACCCGGTGGACGCCCGGCTGTATTCTATTCTTCGTCCCCTGAACTCCCCGGACGAGCAAACGCCACAGCCATAATGGCATTCACATCAATCTTTTCGCCAACGGGTGCCAGCTCGCCTTCTTTGTGTTCCTGTTTAGGAACGTTAGGAAGTGCGGGTTGGTACCCGGTGTTTTCTTCGCTGTTATCGTCGTGGCGTTGGATACGTACACCCGGACGGCCAAGAACAACCGAGTTCAAGGCATTTGCAACGTCTTGTGCAGCACCGGCGGTTTTCTGGGCGGCTTCTGCACGACGTTTGCCGAGGATTTGTCTGTCCACACCAGACAGCATTTTCTCAAGGGAATTGACGAGGTCTTTGTCCTTGTGGACATTGTCGTCTTCCATAATGAGGTTAGCCACGCGAATACGGGCTTGGCGGGTTTGGCGGAGAAGCGACTCTTCGTCATCAACATCTCCGTCGAAGGCTTGGTACTTCACTTCTTCGCTCATGGGTATTCCTCTTTTTAAAAAAGAACTCAGACAGATATTATCTTGATGAGATTATCTCAACTAAGGATCAACTTATGTTGTTCGAATGGCTCACGTTTCCTTTAAAGCGATACGCACATAAGCGGCGTAGAAGCTATTTAGAGGCCGAGTTCCATAAGAATACCCAGAATACTTATCAGAGGGTCCTAATAGGCTTAGCGTTGCTTACAGAACCTCTGGAGTATAACGGTAATACTTACCGTAGTATTGACCTGATGGGTAATCTGGAACTCCGGTGTAAAAGCTACGATATTGTTCATCAGCGGTTTGCATTTCTGCTGCGTGAATACGATCGGGTGCTGAACACCACTGGACGCAATCCAGACTGGAGTCCCTATCCTGCGGTGATTGATCCACAACAGGATAAACCGTTGCTGCGTTGGTTCGATGAGTATTTCGGTACCAGTAGCGCGGATGTCGTACGGCAGAAGTTACGTCGAACGTACGAATTGTTAGAGACTTATCGAGACGTGTATAGCAGTAAAACCAACCCAGAGCAGGATGTGCTGTTTAACTTGACACGCCATCTCGTTCGTGAGTTAGAGACCATAGTGGAACACTACCTCTAATCCGTTCATCTCCTTGGAACAAGGGCGAACTATGAGTAAGAAGAATAGCAAGTTGAAAAAGTTGCTGGCAGAAGGCGTCCCGGACGATACCCCGATTGGGATATACCTTCGAACAGCGTACTGGAATATCGTGAAAGACGAAATGCGTTTAGCTCCGGTGGACTGGATGGTGTTGTTGAAAGCGTACGTGGCGGATGAGCGCTTCGTGGGTCGTTCAACAGCAGAGCCAAAGGAGCGTGAGAGTCGACTGATTAACGCCTTAACCGGTGGTTCGGTAAGGGGTGTCAGTGTTGACTTCACTTGGGTGCGGTTCATTGAAAGTTTGGTGATGTTGCGCATCGAAACGTTAACGTTAACTGCGAAGGCAACCCGTGGTAAGTTTGGGGCAGAGAAAGTCGTACACGGCTCATGCAGTCCCAAACAAGAATTGCTACGGATTGTTAACGGAGAGGCGGACGAAGATCTGAAAGGGTCGGCGAGTCAAACGTTAAACGCGTTCTTCAAAGACCGGCAGCGCACAGCGACGCAGGTCATGGAGCACATCTTACTCAAAGTGTTATGGAGTTTCTTTGTTGAATACAACATCGACTCTGAGATGTGGCGCAAACTGTCAACGGCTTATGTTAATAACCCGAAGAACTGTCCGGCACTGTCTAACCGACGCAACGACAAACGACACAACCTGCAATCCGCGATTCGTTACACGAAGAAGATTTCGTGGAAGAAGTTCCTTGAGGCGCTGAAAGCGATTGATGTTCGTGAGTTCCGTTGTGCGTTCTTGTGTACCAACGACAAGAACCAGTCCTTCGAGACAGAAATCGTCGTTGACCTAACCCAACTCGTTTTCTGGAGTAACCGCAATGAGTCTGAATAAATTAGACGGGTTTTCTAACCAGATCAGTAACGTAAGCAATGCTGCTGATCGCGTCCAAAGCGGGGTCGTGAGCGCGGCCAACCGCGTACAGGATACGGTAGACGGTGCGGAGCGTGGAATTCAAACGGCCCAGAACCTCTACAACGACAGCGTGGACAAAGCTGGGAAAGCCTACGATAGTCTGACTAACGGGGTCAGTACCGTTAAGGATAAGATCGGTAATTTGTTTGGGGGTAGCGACTTAGCCACTTCTAACGCGGTCAAGGCACCGGGGTCAGCTGAGTCGGGTACTTCGCCGGGAAGTCGTATCGCGGGCTTCTCAACCGATCCGAAAGAAACCCTGCCGAGTATCAACCCACTTAACCGTGAAGTGGCGGAACCGTTCAAACCCAAGAACGAAGCCGCTAATGGGGTGTTAGATTATCTGAAACCCGGCAAGGCAGGCAGTCTGCTGTCACAAGGGTTCAGTAAACTTACCGCGCTGCGTGACAGTGCACTGAATGCGGTGGGCACCGACTATGCTTCGATTAAGAAGCGTATCGAATCGACCATGCAAGTCGCAGGTCAAATAGCCCGTTTACCGGGTGAGGTGCAGCAAGAGATTAATTCCTACGTCTCTGCGGTGAACCAAGCACGCAATGAAATCACCGCGGTGATTGACGGGACAACCCAAACCTTTAAGTCCTTCAAAGACTTTGATGATTATCTGGCGATTGACAGTTTCATCGAAAGTTTCAAGGGCAGTAACAGTCTGGCCAATTTTGACATTGGTACAACCTCTGGCCTCATCTACGGCTTATCCAGCAAACTGTCTGAGTACGGTCTGCCGGAGAAAACCGTGTCCATGGTCGATGCAATTACTGACCCGGTTGCCAAACGCGCCATGTATGGCGAGTTACTGGTACAAGCAGCCAGTGTTGGGAACATCGATACCGTGGAGTTCTATCTGACCAAACTCGAACCCGGTCAAGGGTTAGAACTGGCGAATGATGTTATCCAGAAATTGTTCGGGAGCTTGCAAGTCGATACAGGCGTAGGGTTAAAAACCTACGGCACACGCTTGTTGAGCATCTGTAATTCCCTCGATCCGAATTGGGACAAGACGAAAGTCGCCCCGGTGCGTACCGAGCTGCTGAATTACACGTACTGCAATATCAACGCATTGCAGGCACTGTTAACGACTGACAAGCGCAAGTATGTCTGTGCGGCGGGTAGCCGTCGTCTGCAACGCGCGGATGTGTTGGTCAATCAGTTCTTCCCGGCAGCCTGAAGGTAAAAAGATTATGACAAACGTTGAAATGAGAGAACTGCGTGACCTGATTGCACTGGTGCGCAGTTCGGACTGGGAACCCGCTGTACGTGATCGCATTGTGGCTCGGTTAATACTGGCTCAGCTCCAAGGGCCAAACTGGGTACATGCGTTCAACAAGTCCCTACCACTCGAAGAACGGGTGACAGGATTTGACTCAATCGCAATGGATAGAACGTTAGCGAGTAGACTGGCGACGTCGCTGGGCTTATCGTTGGTCGAGAAAATCGGCCGGTTCGATCCAATCTGGTTTGATGGGGAACTTTCCTACCTGTCTGCTAATCCACAGTTCCGTGAGAAGATTGTGCGTCGTTTACGCTCAGTCGGTTATCGGAGCTTGGCCACAGACACCATTCCGTCTACAGACGGACTTAACCATTACAACATTTATTCGCAGTCTCGCAACCCGGTGGGTCAATTGGCAAGTAACTTTGCCTCCAGTCCTGATGGGTCGTACTTCGACACGCCACATGGCCCGTACCGTACACTAGAAGGTTATTACCACGTTCTGCGTGTACTGGATTACTTTCTGCACCTTGATACTGAGGAGGAGATTTCCGATTATCCCCTTCATCAGTTCGACAACGACCCGGTTCAACGTGACCTGTTTATCTTGGAATGTTTCAGCATGAAATTCCCTGAGATTGACAGAATGCGTGAGGTTGATGGGGCAGAAGGGATTCGGGCAGGGCGGTTGTTGAAGAAAGCTGTTTACGGTGGGTCACGTTACCGTCCGGGTGCATTCTCTGAGCACGTCGAGCGCTGTTTTATGAAGGCGGTCGTGCACAAGTTGCATAAACTTAAACTGGATGGCGTGTGTCTCGGGAATATCATGGCGGAGATTCATCAGCAAGGTATTCCGTTTGAGCACTACTACGTGATGAACGGGAAGATTCACATTCCAAATCATGCGGACTGGTTACCCGGTCTGTATACGCGGATTGTGGAAAACATCGACCCGTATGCCGTGGACTTCGACCCAGAGGACGTCATCAAACAACTGGGGTAAATCGATATGTCATTTCTTGACACCATTGATGAACTGGAACGGGGTGAAGAAGAAGGTGTCATGAAAGTGGCACGGGAATCTATCTCGGTCGAAAGTGAGAAAGAGTATTGTCTTTGGGTGAAGCCAACCGAAGAAGGCTGGAACTGGTTACGTGAGCAAGAGGGATCGATGTACATTGATACCCTAATGCCCATTAACCGGGGCAAGCGTCGTGTGCGGTTAACCGAAGACCATAAAGCCGTGCTGACCGTGAAGCGTTTTGCTGACGAGGGTTGTGTCGAAGAGAACTCTGATATTGGGTTTGATACGGCGCTGACCTTCTATCAGGACGACTTCGTGTCGCATTTGGTTAAACGCATCCATTTACCCGCGGGTGAGTTAGAAACCAAAGGTGGCAAGCACTGGGACATTGATGTGTTCTACCGTGCCGGTGGTCATCCACAACTGCTGAATGCAGACGACTACGATACGCTGCTCAATACCATGAAGCAGGGTAGTTCGTACGGCGAGTGGGTGAAGGTGGAGTTGGAAGTGGAACGGTTTGCACTGGAATCAATTCGTGAACATATCCCGTTTGCGGTTGAAGAAGTCATCCCGTCTCGCCCAACCAATCCTGAAGACCAGGAGTTCATTCGCAACTACTGGGACGTTGATACACGTCTGTAATAGATGACCACTCCTTCGGGAGTGGTTTTCTTTTTTCTTTTTACGCCATGATGGCTAACTATGTAGAAATCCTAAGGAATAACTAAAATGAATACACTGTCTTTCGAAGCGGGTAAAGGGTTAAGCGTTAACGGCCATCTGGTACCGGATACCAATAACCACCATTTTGAGAAGCTCTATCGTCGTATCGGGGTGGGGCGTAAGGTCAACCTGAAAGTCACCAACGAGATTGCCCTGAATGGCAACGTGGCGGCTTTAGGACCGATGTATGGCTTCCGCCCAAGCCAAGATGCTGCGGCTGCTCTGTTGCGACATGGTGAATTTAGCAGCGGTGTGTACGCGTTCCGTTTACTCGGTTCTCTCCGTCGCGTATCTGATAAACACGTCGGTCAAGGCATGACGCCGTCTGTTTTACAAAGCGGTGAGATTATCCTCCTTGTTCATTCCAATCACGAACACGCGTCGGGTTTGGATTTCATGATTAGCTATTCCGAAGTGGAGAGTGCAGATGTCTGATGTACAATATCCGGTATTGCCAAGTTTCGAAAGTGTTCACGCATGGAACATTCAGTCGGACATTTATAAGCACGGTACGCTCTTGCAACAAACGTTGAAGTTGTTCCGCCATCTGGGTGAAATCTCAGAAGGTGTGCAGAAGATGCACAATCTCGAAGTCTCTTCTGGCATCGGTAAGTTAGTCGTGTCGCTCGTTGGTGCTGTCTCGTTTGGGGGCATCACCCCAAAGCGTCTGGCTGAACTGTGCGATGCGTCCGGCGTGCGTGTTGCCCGTGTCAATCCAGCATACCACGTTAACGACGTTGCAAAGACGCTGGTTGATTTGACTCGCGCCCTGATGCGTCTGGAGACCGACCCTGAAAATGATGTTGATGCCGGTATTACTGAATACCAGATTACCGAACTCTTCGCCAGACTGAAAGGTTTGGCACACCGCGGCGGGTTAGTCTTCGATCGCAGTGTGATTAATGCGGCTACCACGCTGTACAAGAAGAAAGGTAAGTTGGATGAGTTCGGTATCTTCCAACCGGACTACACCGACGACCCGCTTATCGGTGCTCTGGATGAACGTGGCGTTCTTCAAAAGCATTTCATCGTCAACGGTCTGAAAGAACAGTTCGCAGTATTGGTTCAGCGTTTCCAAAACGAGGCCAGTCTGGTTGACCCGACTCCGGTTGTGCGGGATGAGATGAACCGAGCGTTACAGGCGCTTCTGGAAAAGCACATTACTTCCAGCCCGAAATGGAAACATCTCCTCCATGACCGTAAGCCGGGGGTCGTGGTTGTGGGTAATGGCGAAGCGCTGAACATCAATCCGAACAATGACTTACAATGGTTATTTCTTGAATTAGAGAAGGTGCGGTAAATGAAACAGTATTTAGAGCTAATCCATACGGTGTTAAACGAAGGCCACGAAAAGGCTGACCGTACCGGTACGGGTACCATCTCTATCTTTGGTCACCAGATGCGTTTTGACCTGCGTAAAGGGTTCCCGCTGGTCACCACCAAAAAGCTCCACCTCCGTTCTATCATTCACGAACTGCTGTGGTTCCTGAACGGCGACACGAACATCCAGTATCTGAAAGACAACAACGTCAGTATCTGGGACGAGTGGAGTGACGAAAACGGTGACCTTGGTCCTGTCTATGGTAAACAGTGGCGTGAATGGGCAGACACTAAACTCGTCAGTCACTGGGACGATGTGTCCAAGAAAGTGTTGTACGAACGTGGTTATCAGTTCAGCGGGTCTATTAACCGTGACGACCCAGCTAAAACGCTGGCGGTGTTTACCAAGCGCTTTGACCAAATTCAAACGATTATTGACCAGTTGCGTAACGATCCCGATAATCGCCGCATCATTGTCTCCGCTTGGAACGTCGGTGAGTTGGATGATATGGCATTAGCGCCGTGTCATTCTTTCTTCCAGTTCTACACCCGTAAACTGACACTGAAAGAGCGTAAAGCATGGCTGGCCGACAACGATCCAGAAGCTTACCGATTCTCCAAATGCGAAGAATACGAAGATGATGAAGATGAACACAAAGCCCTGACCGCAGGCGGCGCACCAGAACGTGTTCTATCCTGCCAGCTTTATCAACGTAGTGCGGATGTCTTCCTCGGCGTACCGTTCAACATTGCTTCTTACGCGTTATTGGTTCACATGGTGGCGCAGCAAGTCGGTATGGTGGCGGGTGATTTCGTCTGGACAGGTGGTGATACCCATCTATATTCGAATCATCTGGAACAGGCTACGTTGCAACTTTCTCGTGTGCCGCACGATCTGCCGAAACTTGTCATCAAACGTAAACCTGATTCTATCTTTGACTACAAGTTCGAAGATTTCGAAATCGTGGGTTACGAAAGCCACCCGGCGATTAAGGCACCTGTTGCCATCTAAGGAACGCGTATGTCTGACAACGTACTGAAGTTTCCCGGTAAGCCTAACGCACATCCGGTCGTTGTCGCACCCCGCGAACACCGTGCCCACTTTCCTATTCATACCCGCGACGGGAAGGTGGGTGCATTTACAGTACCGGTGTGTGATATGTACTGGTGGGCAGCGATATACGAGCAGGTGGCGGCCACCAATCCGTATTTCGAAAACGTCTTTTACTTTTACTCCGAACCTTACGGCTGGCAGAATCAATCCTACACGAAACGTAAGACCTCGTGTGAGTTGACGATTGACCGCCGGACCCTGATAGAGATTCTGAAAGTGGCGTCTTACACCCACGTCCTGTCTCTTGACGGTCACCTGAATGATGACGATTACGAATTAGTCCATGACAATGCTTTAATGGTGTTAGCTGACGATTTGGAAATCGATTATACGATGGGGATTTTCATGTCCCCAACAACGAACCCTGACCGGTTCATCATTAATTTCGTGGAATGCCATAATGACTGACAAACAAAATACCCTGTTTTTCTTCTCTGACCGTTTCTACACCATGCCGGGTGACAGCTACAGCTTTGGTATCGTGGCTGCGAAGGACACCGCCGAAGCTAAGCTGATGTTGGGCACCGAGCTGGTCGATGGTTTGCCGTTGGGTAAAACCGACGTTAGTGGTCAGGTTCTGTGCGCTGAAGAAATTCGCCACATCGACCCGCGTACCGATAGCGTCGCTAAAACCGTTACCGCCGAGCTGTGGAAGCTGAACGACGGTGTGGATGTTTCTGAGCGTGTGAAGTACCTGCGTGAAACCATTTCGAAAATGCAGGGTATTGATTGCAGCAATCTGGAAGTGGACTTCACTCGCTGTCTGCGTATTCCGGGTGGCTGTACCAGCACTGGAAGCGACCTGTGGCGTATCATGGTGAAACACCCAGACTTCCCGAACACCGTACCGATCATGTTGTCTGCACAGGGCGACGGTTCCATCACCGGCAACGACGATGTTAACTTCACCAAACTCGGTGAGAGTGAAGAATACACCTACCACGAAAACGTAGACCGTGTTCTGACGCCTGAGTGGCTGTTACTGGACTTGTTGGAACAACATGGCCTGACCCCAGAAGACTGGTACGTTATCGCTGGTACAGCGCGTGCAGCAGCGTATAGCGCCACTCCGGTTGATGGCTGGGAAGAAGTGAACGAAGTCTACGGTCAGAACGAAAGTGCGCACGTCATTCGCTTCTGGTTGAATCCAGATTGGCAGAACCTGATTGTGGCAGCGGTTGCGAAGCTGGTTGAATCCATGCCGAAAGAACCACTGCCAGAAAACCTCGCTGAAGAACTGGCGGGATCTGAATCTGCGGACGAAGCCGCAAAATAACTTAACTGAAAGGTGAATAAAGTGTCTAAGACTCTAATCAATTACGATTTAGTAGTGCAAGAACTTTCCAAAGGGTTGGAACCCCTCGATGGTGAAATGGCGTTAACCGTTAATTACATTCGCTACTTGGCCATCAGTGAGTTTAGAACCCTCCGCTACGGCAGTGGGCGGCAGAAGGGTGCCACAAGCCATATAGTCGATCTCATCGGTAAGCATGAGGGTCCGGTGTTATTCCTTACACACGTAACACCTTTGCGTGATGAATATATGCGGCGGCATCAGTTAGCTTATCCCGACAACAACAATGTCACTTCTCTGTGTGGCTATTTCCCAGAGAACTGGCAGGCTGATAAGTTCAGTCTCGTTGTTATTGATGATGCGGGGTTCTTCTTCAACAAATTCAGTTACGGTAAGATTTTCCGTAGCTTAGCCGACGCTGTTACCGACGATGTGGTCATTCATTTAATTAACTGAGGTCTGTAATGTCACAAGTAGAAAAAGAGAAGCAAGTTATCACCAAGGAAGACACCGGGTCTCTGGACGACCTGTTCGGTGGTGATATTCCGGGCGTAGATGAGAACGCAGTAGTTGAAGGCGGTGTCGATGCTGGCGCTGAAGACGACAACTGTGCAGGCGGTGCCTGCAAAATTTAACATGAGCGGGTGTCCTTATGGACACCCCTATTTCATTTTTTAAGGACTATCAGAAATGCAACAGACTTTCGAACTGCCAATTGAGCACAAATCTATTATCCTGAATGCTGCTATTTTGGATTTCGTTATGCCTCAGTTGGCGGCGGTAGGTAAACGGATGTCTCGCATTACCCGCCTGGCGCTCAGCACCGAATCCCCGATGACGCTGGTTAACGGCTATACCTTCGAAGGTGAACCTGCTGAGTTCCACGCACCATTGCGTTACCACACCAGTCTGGATTTCCACAAAGACCCAGTATTCCACAACCGTATCGTTCCACTGTTCCGAGTATCGCAGTGTGTGGCCAAAGTTATCGGCTGGTCAACCGATCGTGGTATTCTGGAAAACGGGCGTTGGGATTCACAGGGCACTAAGCTCTATGAAGAAGATGGTGAAGCGGCTACCGGTGTAGGTAAAAACAAAAAGCGTCTGATTATCGACGGTATCGGCGATGCGCTGGTTGTGCTGGTCAATGTACTGGAACTGACCAGTATCGACTCTGCGGAAATCGCACACATTTATCAACTGGTACGCGACACCAAAACCGTAGTGGATAATCCACACTACCATTTCCACAAAATGCGTAAGAACCTGACCGAAGTGGTTGATGTGGTTTACGAATGTGAAGCTATCGACTCGCCGAAGAAAGTGGAACTCGGCCGCTTAACGCATGACGAACGTCAGCAGATGCTGGGCCACGCACAGCAAGCGATTCACCACGCCAACCAACTGGCGCGTCATTACGACTACTCGCTGGATGAGTGTTTCTCTCTGGCGTGGGATGAAATCAAAGACCGTAAAGGTTTCCTGAACGCTGACGGTGTGTTCATCAAAGAAGCCGACGCTTAATTCACGTCCACTAACAATGCAGGAGTAGGACAATGGAATACCAATTATTTCTCATCACGAACGACTTCACCAAATCTAATGTGGATGAATCGTTTCATGCCACGGTAATTGCCCCGACGGAGGCGGCAGCACGTTGGATTGTTGCTCAGCAATGCACAAGCCTCGCCATGAGCGAGGTGCAAGCTGCGGTAGCTTTTGCAGTGGGTAAGATTGAAGCCCCTGCCGAGGGAATAATTTCGTTCGAATATGGAAGACGTAACCGCTTCCCGGTGCTCAGCCTCGATGAATATAAACTCCGTGACGAGTTTATTGAGGTTGAGTTACACGGTGGTATTCAGCCGACGCAGAATATCCATCCGCCGGTGCCGGGTGCGATCGTCAAATGCTTCGCCAGCAAAGAACACCCACGTATTGTGCTGATTCGTAGCACACTCAAGACCAAGGTACCAACGGTCATTGAAGAAGTGGGTGTGACGAATGAAGCCACATCGATTCAGCTCTACACGGTTCACTCCCCGACGGCATACACCGAAGTTCCAAAAGGTGAGGTCTTTACCACCGAATACATTAACCTGTTTGGTCGTGAGGATGTGTTGCTGTTCCGCTCGCTGATTATCCGTAATACGGAATTGGCGTACCAGAACAAGCGCACGGAAGAACTGTTGCATGAACTGCAATCTTTCTTCACGGAAGGCGGTGACCGTAATAGCATGGACACGGGCATCAGTTACTATCCGGGTCAGAAGCTATCAGTTACCGATTCCAGTAAACTGGTGTTGTGGGTAATGTCGCTTCCGCAGGTCATCACACTCGACCGCACTATTGCGGAAGATAGTCTAAAGCCGATTGCAGGTACCAACTGCCACACCCTGAAAACGGGAGAGTAGCATGTTTGATATCAACATCGTCGATTCTGGCGACGATTTGTTTGCAGTCCAGTTAAACGGTAAGACGATTGCGGTTTGCGATGAGACACGCGCTAACTTCTGGCGGTGTTGTACCCAACCGGATAAGGTTTTCGTTAGTTGTGATGTTGGTGTCTCCTTTGGTGAAGAACCGTTGCGTCTGTGCAAGTTCCGCATCACGGAAGCTGAGATGCGTTCGTTCCTCAACGAGGTGATTTACACGTACGACCATCTCGATCATGATAACCATGTGGGCTGGGTAGAGATTGACCCGACCATCATGCGTACGTTACGGCAGGGTGCTGAGGAGATTGTTGAATCACAAAGCATGTGGCTTGACGAAGATGACGTGTACCCGAAAGGTGTGCCGTTTATCCTTATCCATCCCGACCGCAATACCCGCACAGGTGAAGTCTTCATCGAACTGATGTTTATCGAAATGCCGGAGAATGACAATGTCGAAGAAAAAGAACCATCTGACCTTTAATGCGGATAGTCAGACTATCAGCGTAAACGGAAAGAACTGGGGGAACCTTGGTTTGGCCGCTTGGGTATTGGAGCGACTGGCTAATCGTTCTGCACGTTTTGATGGGTTGGATTTCGTTGTCATCGATACCCCCATTACGTACGGCGCATGGCAGGACTTCCACGCTATCGAAATGTATAGCGCCATTCCGAATATGATTGTGGCAAAAGTGTTGGGTGAGGAAAACTACCGCGGTGGATTTACGAACCAGCATTTTGCCCTGACGTCCAGCCAGAAGTATGGCACGGCCGTGCCGTTGCTGAACAAGGTACCCGCTGATATCGAGGAAGATGCACTGGTCTTCTTCTTCTCGTATGACCATGCGGAGCCAAACAGCGAATTCCAGTGGACGATGCTCCATCAGATGCGCTAAATAAAAAAGACTACCTACTCCCGAAGGAGTAGGTAGCTTTATTTTTTTTTGCTAGGCAGTGGCTTCGTCTGG